AAAGAGTGACGCTCCTAATTAGGTGCATACAAGCCGAAAGGCTTGCTTACCGATACAATGACCTTAAGGAAGGTATCCCTTGGCAACTAATTGGTTTAACCAGTTCAGTTACTTGGGTTCTCCGGCAGGATCAACGTTGAAGAGTTTATGAATCTCAGATACTTTTTGGGCATCTTTGACCATTTTATCTATTTCGCTGATCGCACTTTCAACTACATGACAATCACGATAGATTTTCTTAATCTCGTCTTGTCGTATAGTTTCCGGTGTGATGACCTTATAATAATAGAAGTTTGGTTTGTCCTTAGCACTCGCGTAGAAACTACGGAATGCTTTTAGAGGACCATCCATCTTCTTCTTACTACTAGTCTTATTACCTTTCGCTTTTTCATCTGCACGACTGACCAAAGCAATCCTCTCCTCTATTCGATCCATGAGGTCCAGGTGGACAACTCAGAACTCGATATCGGTTTGGTAAGATGGTAGCCCTTTACCGCGAGGTTTAAGGCTATCTCTTAGCTTAGTCATGTCTTCCCTTATCTGGTTTTCTTCGTTAACGAATATTAATCGATGAATAAGGTAGCAGATTTGCTCTATCTCATTTCGCTGATGTTTGAACTTATCAAGAAAAACTGGTCTTTCGTTACCAGTTAATCCTGAATATTCAACAGGAGCGAAGTGAGCGTAGGGGAATAATCTTTCAGTTATTGACTCCAATTGAGCCAAATACTTACGATTATCCAATGAGGCATAGTCTCTTATCTTATAGAGAGCGGAATTCTTAAAGTAGATTTCCTCTCTTTCTATAACTTTAGAGACTCTCATTGTTACTTGCTTTTTCTTAAAGATGGAAGCAATCAACCCTTCTAAATAACTCGTTTGAGTCATTTTCAGAAGAGAAGATGCTGACATTTTCCTATAAGAACCTGATTCGGTTTTTACCAAAAGGGCACTTATAAGATCTCGATAAGAAATACGTCCTGACTTCGCTAGCATTGAGACTATTGCAATATAGCAATAGGCTGGATTACCATGTAACCCTAATGCCTTAGAGAAGATATTTCTCATTCAACCTACCAGGTTAGTAGGGATAATACCTTTATTCATTAGTGAATAGACGATATTAGCTCTACCAGCCATGGAAGGTTGGGATAAGAAAGATTTTCAGGATATAGCAGAGACGTTTTCTCCTTTATGACCAGTAACCTTTGCAAACTCGAAAGTTTCATTGGTTGCTACAACACTCTTAGATAAGTTGATCGGCACACCGATACCTTCCATAATGGCAAGGTACTGGTATGCAACCATCTTATCAAAGATGTTAACGTCATCACCTATTATCTCATAATTATCGTATCAAAGACCAGGAATAACTTTTCCTGCCTTTAATGCGGCTAATTGAACTAATAAATGATGGGTCACAGCTAACATGGCTCAAGAGGATAATGCTCCCATCGGCTGCCCCACTGCATAACGCAGCGGTTGGCCCGGGAGATCTTCTTCTTTCGCCTTGTCATCTGCCAGGAAATAATCCCTGTCGACAAGTAACCTACGTCACGCAACTGCAAATTTAGGACCAAATCAGGCCTCTAAAATTGCAACTTGCAGTGTAATAGGCAAGCGATCTGTCGCTGCTGAGAGATCATAACCAAATGAACATTTGGCCTTCATGGATTTCTGCATACATCTATCAATAGATGGTTGCTGGTCCAGGCCGTCATTTGGAAGAGCTCTCAAGAAAGAAAAGAGTCAGTCATGCAAAGGCTTCAGTGCTGACTGTGTCAGTACATCAACCATTGCAAAGACTCTAACTTTCCCTGCAGCCTCCTTCTTTGTCTGCAACTGTCCAATCGGAGATTGATTAAATTCCAATTGTTCTTCGGCTGAAACAAACTTCTTCCATTTATAATAGGGAGATAGTCTGGTTCAGGCATAGACTTTTGCGAGACCAGCTTTAAGGATTAGCATCTCAACAGTTCTAATAAGATCTGTTGTTCAGCTTGATCCGCCAGCATGCAAGATATACTTGAATGGTTCATCCAGATTATTCATCCCTAAGGATATATAATCATGGATTATACCTGCTCAAGATACCTTGAATGAAGGAGAGCTAGTCTCCAGAAATAGCAATTTTGCAGGACGAAGGTGCTTTGGACCAAATCTCTTAAAGGAGAGAGCTAACGCTTTCACCTCCATAGAGACACAGTCTAAGTACTCTTTGTGACCTGTAAAACTGTCTGTAATCGTAGATGTCTTAAGATTCCCAGGGGCATCAAGGACCCTGTAAACGCTGAAGATGGTCAATCATCAGCGCATAACAGAACTTGATCCCGAGAGAATTGCTCTCCGGTCTCCCAGTGGTATTATTACCGGGAGTCCAGAAGAGGACAATCTAGGATGAGGCAGGCTAGGATCTATATCTCGAAGAGATTTAATTCGATCTTTCGCTATTGCTTTCTGAACAGCTAGCTGTGCAGCTTTTAGGTATTTCACTGTTGTTAACGTACCATGATTTTTCTTCATGATAAGTAAATAACGTCCAATATTCTGAAGCTGTTTAAGCCGATTAGTTGTCTTTCTCACTGCAGG